TGTTTATGTTTAATTTACCTGATAGATTAGTTCTTTCTTTAACTTCGTATGCACCTTTATTATAAAAGTTTTGAGGGTCTGATAATACGTTGTACCAAGGTAATGTAGTAAATGTATCAGCAGTTAAAACCTTATCGGTCATCCCACTACCAGATATTGCACCTACTTTTATTTTACCATAAGTTTCTAAATCAATACCTGCAAATTCAGGATATTTTAATGAGTTATTACAAACTAAATACACATCATCTAAAAATGGTTCATTCATAAACGAACCCGTATATGTGTATCCAGCTGAATCAAATATGGCATCCCATACTGTTTTCATACGGATTGCCGGCTTAAAGTTTTGTACACATAATGCACCATTCTCATCATCCATACCAAATAATTCGTTTTGGCCTGATGTGAATTGATAACCACTGCCATAATCAGCTAAAGGATAAACTATATTACCATTGAATAAGTTACCACCCCAACTTGCTGAAATATTATTATAAGAAGCTGTGTGGTTGTATATGTTTAAGTTTGTTAAATCAGTTAAAAAAGCTTTATTAATTTGAATACCAAATGAAGATAATGCACCATATACTGATACTTCATATGAATCAATAAATTTGTTTGCGTACACATTAACCTTATTAAGTTGTAGATATCCTTGTGCTAAATACAAACCATCAAAATCCAAATAACATGGAACTTTAATATTGGTTGAAAATGTATCAGGATTAAGTACACTAATATCGTATACGTGTTCAAAGAAAGCATTATTCTTTTTACTTCCAGGTAATTGTATTTGACGTGTAAAGTCAGTTGGTAATACACCTAAATCAAATAGACCTGTTACATTATCTGATAATTTTATTTCTTCGTCTGCAAATAGGTCTAATATTTCTCCATTTGCCACTAATTTAAAAATAAAACCTTGCGTACTAGTTTGTCCCATTATATTATAAGTTTATAACTTTGTCCCCAATCAAAATCAAATTGGTATTGAATTAATTTATCATTTACTCCAGTTTTAAATACGATGTTATTTGTTGTAATTGTAATAGGTCTTACAATTTCAGTTGTAACAACGCCTGCTGCGAATCCATTATCAAATCCAGCATTGAATCCTTCACCAATTATACCTTGGTCATAAACCCAATATATTTCATCAGAAACCAATAATTGTTTTAATATATCATTATAATCTTCGGTAAGATAAGGTGAGTTTACACTTAAAGTTTGTTTTGAATCTGTAAGATAGTTTAAGTTTGAGCTATCATAGTTTTCATAACTTAATGATGTACCTTGCCACGAGCCTAGTTGTGGCTGATATGTACGTTTAGTAGATGAGAAACTCTGACGATTAACTAAATAAAAATTGAAGTAATCAAATTGTCCGTATCTATTTTTCCATTTAATTCTAATGTTTGGATATTTTTGAATACAATCTTTTTCAAATCTTATAGAACTACCTAATGGAGTTGAACCAGCAAATGCCTGTACATTAAAGTAATCTTGCATTGGATTAAGGGGAAAATCATCACAAGCAGTTCCAATAGGAAAATAGTTTATTTGATTTGAAGATGATGCATCACCACTAATTGCGTAGTTTGCATTACCTAATGAACCTGAATAAACTAACTTTGTAATTATTGGATTACCTATATCACCACAATAAGCACTCATCCAACCTAATGTATTATCTAAGAAAGATTGTGTTACCGGTCCATCACTCATTATCGGCCAGAAAGCTGATTTAGATACGATTTGTTGGTTGATAGGTTCTTGAAATAATGCGTACCCATCCAATGCTTTATATGTTCCACTAGGAACTTTAGAGGATGATACAATTACGTTTGAAGCGTTTCTATATTGCCAATAGAAATCAGCTTTATAATAAGTTACGTTGGAATTATTTGCAAATGATAAATCAGTAAGGGTTGAGTTAATTATTCTACTAAAATCAAACATCCCTACCAAACTGGTATTAGGATACTTTGTTAATGTGTAATCTCCAACCGAACCTGATTGATTAGGTGCACCATTCCAATAGTACAAATCTGCAAAGTATTGAAATGAGGAACTATAAACAACATTTGTATTTTCAAACACCGTAAAGACCATTGGGGATTGTGCCAATGATGCTGAAGCTGCGAATTGAGTTATGCTAAGTGACATAATGAAATCTTTATTCTTTATTATTTAACCAACGAAAACGGATTTGTATTTGATGCTACCTAGCTTTAGCTCTTTCAGCACTCAAACTACGGAAAGCTCTATCTAAACCTATCTTTATTACAGGTAAGAAATCCTTTTCCATATATCCATTAACATACGCATCTATTGTTTTCTTTAATAATGGGTCTTGTGATGCTTTCTCAGCGAATGGTCTTGGATTACCAGCACCAACGCCTGTTCCATTACCCCACTCTACCCACTTACCATAAGTTGCTCCCGGAGGTGCAAATTGTAAAGATACATTAAATGTTTTTTGTGGTATTTTTAATTTAGTTGAACTTCTAGCCTCTTTTGAAGTAATCATTCGGCTAGGTGTATTGTAAGACCCAATCCTATTATAGAGGTTACCTGTTTTGTAAGCAGGTTTCCAATTCCCACTCACCATATAGAGTTGAGCTAGAGATGTGAATGTTTTGGCTACTTGTTCTAATTCTTTCATTACTCACCTAATAAATTATATAAACATCTTGGTCTATCGTTATGAGTAGTAAGGTCAAAGGTTGCTACCCAGCCACCCAATCCGTTGTCAAATTTATCCTTAAATGCTTCACAGCTTATCGTACCATCAATATCAAAATTGGAGGTGGCATATTGAGTGTATGATACCAAGTCATTGATTATAGATAGGGTATTAGCATGTATATCAACTGTGTCATCCGTACCATAATAAGGTATCGTTTGTTTGTTATACACTCCAGTTGATTCGTTGTTCTTTAATTTAATCTTATCAGCAATTGTAAGCTGACAAGTATATACAGTTTGAGAGCCATCAAATACTGCATTAGTAATTAGAATATTACCTAATGGGTATGCTGGAAATTCGTTATCATCTATTTCAAAGATATCACCTTGCGTTGCACTCTCAATAGCAGGATGATTACTCATTATTGTTTTGAAATAATCCAAAACATTATAGTACAACGAATAGTTAGTACCGGTATTATTTATTACATTTAATCCGCTCATATTATTATAATTGGATACCGCCGAAGTATTGATTAGTAAAATCAGGATATACCTGAGTTAAGTTACCAACACTTTCAAGGTATTGTGGTATTTGGTTAGAGTATGCTACTAAATAGTTTTGCAATCTAGTTGCATAGAAATCAGCAGAGTTCATACACTTTTGTAATAGGTAATCAATCTCATTCTTACCCGGTGCTACGGACTGTTCTGATTGATGCTTAACTGCACCTTCAGATTTGAATTGAACCGAACTAAATGGTACATACTCAACGCATGAGTACCAAATAAGAGTTGGTTTGATATGGTCATTGATTAGGTCTTGGTAAAACACCGATAGTGTATTAACTGTCCCAGCCTCAATATGTCCTTGCAAATAATAAAACAATACCGTACCCAATAGGTTTAGCATGTATTTATCCTGCGCTGTTCTCACAAATGGTAACAGTCTATCTGCATCAATTGCACCCTGTAAAGGTGAATTCTTAATAATATCGTTTCTGCTTACAAATAGTGCGTAGCTCATTTTTTATAATTTATATGTTTCAAAGTTCTTAGAGAAGTTAGGATTAGATTTTGAATAATCCATTAAGGTTTCTTCTTCTATGTTAGTATCAACCGCTCCTTCATCATCAATAGTTGAAGGATTTTCCATTTGTCTATCAGTTTCATCTGCAACTTCATCCATTGTTTTACCTGTATCTTCTGCTTGCTCTGCTAATATAGCTAATGGAGTTAATTGTTCAAAGTACAATTCAGTATCATCGTATCCACCTTCAGATAACGCAGTAGTTAAGAAATTAATTACTAAGTTTTGGAATGGATTGATTGTCATTGTTTGTAAGATAGAGAATGCTGTTTTCATTTCCTCTGATTGAGATGAGAACCCATTAGCTTGTGTACGAATACCAAATAGAAGTGGAGATGTTACTCTATGTCCAACAAGGATTCTATCCTGTGCGTATTCAGCAACGTATTTGTACTTGTCATGTAGATTATCTATGTTGATTGTATCAATAGTAGGTCTTCTCTCTGCATCATCGTTAAATGAAATCATAAATCTACCAGCGTTTCTAGTGCCTGTAAACTTCTGCTCAATCATACTTTCAATAGTTTGTCTTTCTTCAGGAGCTGGAATACCATTGTTCATATTAACCATTACCAACGGCATAAATCCGTTCTCAATATTGTTAAGATGTAAGTTAGATAATTCAGCCTCTACATAAGCGAACTGAAGACCAGGCATCCAATCAGGCAAAGAATAATAATATTTGCCAGGAGAATAGTTTTTAATATAAAGGAGTTCCATCTTTTCAGTTGATGTTCCGAAAGCTGGAATCTTTTTCTTATTTCTTTGTGCTTTTTGGTCAGCCCAATCAACGCAATAGAAATAGTTTTCAATTTTTGGATTATCATATATCTTTTCAGCACGAATGTTTTGTATAGGAGTGTGATAAAACTTAACTACTTTAGTATGTGCATCATCC